ACAGGGAATAAGTAACAACATGCCGTTTAACGTGGGCAGTGACATACACGCCCAAACGAGGGCGCGTGAGCGCATAGAAACGCATTTGGTGGAGCAGAGGGTGGAAAAGGCTCATAGGGCCAACCACAGCCACTTAGAGGCGCTTGCAAAGCAGAGATTTGATTTACAGGAAAGTTATGATAGGTTTGGTCGCAAGACTACAGCGGATAGACCGCAAGGAACGAAGTTAAATATAGAGGTGTAATATGGTTCAGCTTACAGCTAATGCTATAGATCAGTTGAAAATACTGCCACGTCTAGCTTTCCTCTGTCAAATAATTTTAACTTGGAAAGTTTGTTTGTGGTTTATGACTTTGCCCGATCCCACAACACAGCAAAGCGCATTCGTATCGCTCGTTACTGCGATGCTTTCAGCCAGCTTCGCGTTGTGGTTGGGCAAAGAAGCTAAGACGGATAGGAGCGCGTGATGATGACATTGCTGGGCAGTCTGCTAGGCTTTGGTACTTCTTTTCTGCCAGAAGTTTTAAACTATTTCAAAGCTGGGCAAGAACACAAACACAATCTTGAGCGTATGCAGCTTGAGATGGATCTTATGACAAAGCGGTCTGAACTAAAATTACAAGAGTTAGACAAGCAAGCAGAAATTAAAGAAACAGAAGGGTTGTACAAGCATGACAGTATCGACGCTGGTGGATTTGTTAATGCGCTCAGAGGTTCAGTCCGCCCTGTCATCACTTATGCTTTTTTTGGCCTTTTCGTTGCCATCAAAATTGTCGCTGTAATGACAATGATGAATGAGCAGGGCGCTGACTTAGCTGGAGCGTTAAATGTAATTTGGGATGATAACACGGCTGGGCTGTTTGCTGCTATCATGTCATTTTGGTTCGGCAATCGCGCTGTATCAAAATACTACGGTAAAAAATAATGGAAATGTGGCAGTGGATAATGCTGTTTAGCGCGGTAAGTCTTAACACGCTGGTAAATTGCTGGCGTTTATACTTGGAGATGAAGAAATGAGTGCAGCAATGAAAGCCTTGCAGCAACGCTGTGGGGTGACCGCAGATGGAGCCTTTGGTCCCAATACTGCAAGGGCAATCGTCGAGCATTACGAGTTATCACCAGAACGCGGGGCGCATTTGCTGGGTCAATCGGCGCATGAGAGTGGTTACTTCAAGCAGACAGAGGAAAACCTAAACTATTCAGAAGACGCATTGAACCGTGTGTTTCGTCGTTACTTTGGAGAGGGAAAAGAGGATGCATCTAAGTATGCTCGAAACCCTCAGAAGATTGCTAACTATGTGTACATGGATGAGCATCGATCAAAAAAGGGTGCGCTCGGAAATATTGAGGAAAATGACGGCTGGGCGTTCCGAGGCCGAGGATTTTTACAATGCACTGGGCGTTCCAACTACCGAAAGTTTGCATCGGAAATGCGTTTGCCTGATGTTATGAAAGACCCTGATCTTGTAGCTACAGAGTATGCTTTTGAAAGCGCATACTGGTTTTTTAAACGTAATGGATTGTTTACGATTGCGGACAAAGGTGTCAATGACGAGGTGATCACAGAGGTTACGCGCCGTGTAAACGGTGGCACTCATGGTCTTGATGATCGATTAGAAAAAACCAAAAAGATATATGAATGGATTAGGAGAACGTAATGCCTACAATTATGATTAGTATATTACCTGACGGCATTCCTGTGGATAAGATGGAAGAAGATGACAAGGGGAATAGTTGTCCTTTGCCCACTCAAGATTACGAACTCAATGATATGAATCGACAGGTGGCGATAGATGAATATGGCTATCGTGAGCCAAATACTTCGGTGGCTTTTCGCAACGATGAAAGTTGTGGAACGTGTGGAATGTATAACCAGACAGAGGACATGCAGGAGTGCATTGGAGACGAGTCTGGGGAAACAGGCTATTGCCAACTTCTCAAATTTGTGTGTAATAGTGAGAACACATGTGATGAGTGGGCAGAAGGTGGTCCAATCACATCCGACTTACAAGAGGAATATAAGGACAACCTATAATGGATGTTGTCGATTTGGCAAAACACCTGTATAAGAAAATTGAAGAGCGGCAAAAAGATATCGGAGCGGCTCTTTCTCACGGTTCTGTAAAAGACTGGGAGCAGTATAAAATGTCTGTAGGGGAGATACGGGGCCTCGCTTACGCTAGAGAAGAAATCAAGACCCTGCTGGAGAGAAACGTAGACGATGTCGAAGACTTTATATCTTCCTGACCATGTCGCGCAGAAAATGAACAAAGAGAAAGACGCTGCTAAAGCTGAAGTCTCTGGTGTTGCAGTTGACAGCGCATATGTAAATGCACAGGACCGCGTACTAGATCCATCCCTTTTAGAAAAACCGTTACTCGAACGATTGCCGCAACCAACTGGTTGGCGGCTTTTAGTTATGCCGTATCAAGGTAAGGCTAAAACTTCGAGTGGCCTATACATCCCTGACGAAGTTCGAGAACGAGAGTCGATTGCTACGGTAGTCGCGTACGTTCTGAAGTTAGGGCCGTTGGCATATAAGGATCCGAACAAGTTTGGACCCGACGAAGCACCTTGGTGTGAAGAAGGCCAATGGGTTTGCATAGGCAGGTACTCAGGTTCTCGTTTTAAAATCGACGGCGGTGAAGTCCGCATCATCAACGATGATGAGGTTATTGCTACGATTTTAGAGCCAGACGATGTAAAACAAGTATAGGGCAGGATTATGGCTGAAGAAAAGCAAGAGATTGAAGAACAAGAAGTTGTTCTAGAAGAACAGCAAGAGGAATCTAAGTCGGAAGAAAAGGCGCAAGTAGCCTCGGCTGAAGGCGAAGGTGAACTTGAAGAATACGGTGAGAAAGTACAAAAGCGTATTAAAAAACTCACTGAGCGTTATCGCAATGAACAACGAGACCGTGAAGAAGCGGTACGAATGGCGCAAAAGCTATTGGATGAAAACAATAAGCTGAAAGGCCGAGTTCAACAGTTAGACAGTGGGTACTTAAACGAGTACGGTAACCGACTGACAACGCAAGAAGACGCAGCAAAACGGGCGTATAAACAGGCATATGAGTCTGGAGATTCCGACGCAATGCTTGCTGCTCAAGAGCAAATTGCTCAGATTGCAATTGACAAACAACGGTATGGTGCGGCGAAAACTCGGGTTGAACAACAGCAAAAAATGCAGGTTCAACAGCAAGCGCAGCCGCAACAACAAGCCCCTGCTCAACAGGCTCAAACCCCTGTAAAGGTTGATCCAAAGGCAAAAACATGGGCAGAAAAGAATGAGTGGTTTGGGAATGATGAGATCATGACCACTGCGGCATTCACAATACATCGTAGACTTGTCGAAGAAGAGGGGTTTGACCCGAACACCGATGAGTATTATACTGAAATAGATGGTCGTATTCGTTCGGAGTTTCCGCACAAGTTTAATACGGCTAAGAAATCGGGTGGAAATCAGGTCGCTTCTGCTGGTAATTCCGCATCCCGCACTAACAAACAGGGGCGCAGGTCGGTCAAGTTATCGCACTCACAAGTAGCGATTGCGAAAAAACTGGGCGTACCTCTCGAAGAATACGCCAAGTATGTAAAGGATTGAGATCATGGCTGACACAAGAGCACCGCGCAAAAGCGCAACACGCGAAACTGAAACGCGCAGAAAACCATGGGCACCGCCCAGTCACTTAGCCGCACCTCCCGCACCTGAAGGGTTTGTGCATCGTTGGATTCGAGTCGCAATGCGCGGCGAAGAAGACAAGATGAACGTAAACTCCAAGTTGCGTGAAGGTTGGGAACCCGTCCGTAAAGACGAGTACCCAGACTACGAGGCTCCAACTATCGACGATGGTCGGTACGAGGGCGTCATCGGTCAAGGTGGTCTGATGTTGTGTCGCATTCCTGCCGAAACAGCCCAAGAAAGAAACGAGTATTACGGGGGCCGAACCCGCGAACAGATGGTAGCTGTAGATCAGGACCTTATGAAGGAACAACATCCTTCAATGCCGATTAATCAAACTCGGCAAAGTCGTGTAACCTTCGGTGGATCAAGACGAGACACCGAATAATTTAGAGGATTGCTACTATGGCAAACACTAACGGTGCATTCGGGCTTCGCCCGATTGGCGTAGTCGGTCAGGCTGCGAACACCACTGGTGCGACCGAGTATCGTATCGCCTCTGGAAACACTAACGCGATCTATCAAGGTTCTCCTGTTATCCCGCTTTCAACTGGCTTTATTGACATTGTTGGCGCGGCTGCTGGAGGCACTGTGGGTCTTTTAGGTGTGTTCTGGGGATGCGAATACGTTTCGTCCACTACTGGTGAAACTATTTTTTCCAATAACTGGCCTGGTTCTGGCGCGGATTCTAATCATCCTGTCAAAGCCTTCGTGTATGACAACCCAATGCAAACATTTGTTATATGTTCAGACGCTTCACTTACTAGCGAAGCAACTGCGCGTGGGCATGTGTTCGCAAACGCAAACTTTGCAACGGCTACTTCTGGTTCTTCTACCACAGGTATCTCATCTGCTAAGTTGGGTGTTAGCACAATCGCCGCCACCGCTGCGCTGCAACTGCGTATCATCGGAATTCAAGATGATCCAGAGAACAGTGATTTCACAGCGGCTGGTATCCCTGTAATCGTTCGATTGAATAACAGTTTCAACTCCGCCAATGGTGCGATTGTTGCTGGTACTCCATCGACTACTGGCGTATAAGGAGACTAACTTATGGCTATCTCTCGCGCACAACTAGCGAAAGAGTTGGAACCTGGTCTCAACGCCTTGTTCGGTATGGAGTACAGTAGGTACGAAGACCAACATGCAGAGATTTACACAACAGAATCTTCTGATCGAGCATTCGAAGAGGAAGTAATGTTGAGTGGTTTCGGCGCAGCACCAACCAAGTCGGAAGGTTCTGCAATCAACTACGACGACGCAAACGAAGCGTATACTGCTCGTTATAACCACGAGACTATCGCGTTGGCATTCTCGATCACAGAAGAGGCTATCGAAGATAACCTTTATGATCGTGCGTTGGCTCGGTCAATGGCTCACACAAAACAAGTTAAGGCCGCTGCGGTTCTTAACAACGCATTTACTGCTGGCGCATCTGCTGGTGGTGACGGTGTTGCGCTTTGTGCGACCAACCACCCACTTACATCAGGTGGGACATTTGCCAACGAACCAACAACTGCGGCTGACTTAAACGAGACTTCTTTGGAAGACGCGTTGATCAGCATTGCAGGGTTTGTTGACGAGCGTGGTCTTAAAGTCGCGTTGCGCGGCACCAAGTTGGTCATCCCACGTCAACTGCAATTCGTTGCAGAGCGTTTGATGGTATCAAACTTGCGTGTTGGCACAGCCGACAATGACACTAACGCTATCCGTTCAATGGGTATGTTGCCAAACGGTTACGCCGTTAACGACTTCCTAACGGACCCAGATGCGTTCTTCGTCATGACAGACGCGCCTCGTGGATTTATCCACTTCGAGCGTACGCCAATGACTACTGGCATGGAAGCAGACTTCGATACAGGTAACATGCGCTTCAAAGCGCGTGAGCGTTACTCGTTCGGTTTCTCAGACCCACGCGCAGTATTTGGTTCGCCAGGTGCATAAATCTGTGCTATAGTGTAGGGGGTACTTTCATTTACCTCCTCCCTGATAGACTGGGGCTACTTCGGTAGCCCCTTTCTTTTTATCTGAAACTTCTGTATGGTTAATTTATCCCTGACAGTTGCATTGGGCGACTGACACTAGCCAAGACAGGAGATCAACATGGCTAATTCAACTTTTTCAGGTCCTATTCGGGCAGGAAACATTAAAAACACAACAGGAACTACTGTTGGTTCGGACATTGCCAACGTAGGTTATGTTGTAATGATGCAGACGCACACCATGGATCTTTCTGGTGGCGCGATTGCAGCGGGTTCGACTGACATGGTCATCCCAGCAAACTCAAAAATTATTGATTGTATTGTTGATCTATCAACAGCGGCGAATACTACAACCAACATTAGCGTTGGTGACACCGTTGGTGGTGCAACTACAATCCTTAACACTTTGGCAACGGGCACGACTGCGGGTCTCAAGACTGTCACTACACAAGGTGGTGGGACAGGCGAGTGGGCTAACACAGGAACTGCGGACTTAAAACTGACGGTTACAAACAGCGCAGCAACTACTGCGGGAGTTGCCGTAATTACAATCTTGTATGCACAGGCATATAACACTGTAATTCGTCCGTAAGGAGATAACTCATGGCTGGTCCAGTAACAGCGTATAATTGGGTTCAAGGGACATCGGCGGCAGTCGTTGGCCCATCTCGGTCACGTTTACGGCAGGTTGTAATTTACGCGGCGGCTGCGGGTGCTTTTACGTTGAAAAACGGAAGTGCAAGCGGGGACACTTTGCTAACGCAAAAGTTTCCTACAGGTCATCATGTAATGAACATTCCTGATGATGGCATCATTGCAAGTAGCGGTGTTTATGTCTCAGCGTTTACAGGATCGGCTAATGAACTAACAATCATCCTTTCGTAGGAGGATCCAATGGTTCATGACATCCGATCCATAACTCAGGTCGGTACATCGGAGCCATTCGAGCTTCAAGTGGCTAGGGGTCAAATCCCTGGTCACTACGGTCTTTTTAAGTTCGGCAACAACCCTTCTGTTGGAGACAGTTTGGAAACCATATGGGCAGAAGGTGGCCTTTATAGTTACCTGACTGCGGCAACTGTTCTAAAAGTTTCTAGCTCGTCTACAGACGACACCTCTGCGGGAACAGGCGCAAGGACAGTTGAACTGTCTGGTCTAGATGCTGATTACAATGAGATAAGCGAACTTGTTACTTTAAACGGGCAAACTGCTGTAAACACCACACAATCATTTTTACGCATAAATCGTATGATTGTGCGTTCTGCGGGATCGGGTGGAGCAAATGCAGGTGTTATTTATGCGGGAACAGGTACGGTAACGACAGGTGTCCCTGCAAATGTTTATGCTTCCGTAAACGGAGTAACAGGAGCAAATCAGAGCTTGATGGCTCTTTGGACTGTCCCTGCGGGATACACGGCGTACATACTGCAATATGATGTATCTAACGGAACAACCTCTAACACCCCTGCGGTCTGCAAATTAATCTTGGCGGTGAGGCCGTATGGCGAAGTGTTTCAGTCAAAAGATGTGAAATCTTTGACAACAGGTATGCACGTTGAAGAAACTTTTTCGCTTCCGCAAAAAATTACAGAAAAGTCGGACATTGAGGTGAGAGCAATATCGTCCTCCGCTTCTGTAAGTTTTGACATTTCTGCGGCATTTGAGCTTGTTTACATTAAAAACGGAGACACGTTTTAATGCCTAAAAAGAAAGAAAAACCCATACGTCGCACTACCACGGGCAAGGGTGCCAATTACCGCAAAACTAAGTCTGGCGCAGGTATGACGAAAAAGGGTGTAAAAGAGTATCGCAAGAAAAACCCGGGTTCAAAACTACAAACCGCGGTAACAGGCAAGGTAAAGAAGGGAAGCAAGGACGCCAAGCGTCGTAAGTCATACTGCGCACGTTCTGCGGGGCAGATGAAGAAGTTTCCAAAAGCGGCGAAAAACCCTAACTCACGCCTAAGACAAGCGAGAAAGCGGTGGAAATGCTGATGGCGGATAAAAGTGTGCACGACTTGGAGTTGGAATTAGTGAAGTTTCAAACGCAACAAGACCATCTTGTGAAAAGTGTTAACACGCTGCAAAAAGACATGCGTGAGGTGAAGGTTACTTTGTTTCAAGCAAAGTGGATGATTGTGGGTGCTTTGGTTGTGGCCGGTTTGATGAACAGTGAAACTTTAATGGAAGCAATTATAGGGTTGGCAAGATAATGTCTTATTCACGCAAAGGTAAAGGTGCATCTAAAAAAAGTAAAGGTAGTAAGATTTGTCCTGCGGGAAAAGCTTGGGCAGAACGTACTTTTGATACGTACCCTTCTGCGTATGCCAACATGGCGGCCTCCAAATACTGTAAAGACCCTAATTATGCTAAAGGTGCAAAGGGGAAGAAAAGTGGGTGAGCTTAAAAAGTGGCGAGATCAAGATTGGGTAAGGATAGGTACTGATGGTGAAATCAAAGGTAAATGCGGCACTTCAAAGGATAAAAAGAATCCTGACAGGTGTCTTCCAAGGTCTAAAGCGAATAGTCTCTCGAAAGCCGAAAGAGCCGCTACAGCCCGAAAAAAGAAAAAAGAAGGCAAAACAGGTAAAACCTTCGTCAAAAACACGAAAGCCGCGGAAGTCAAATTCGCACGGCACGGGGGCGAAATCGCCCACCAAAAAGCCAAGAGGACGCCCCCCAAAGCGAACGCCCAAGGCGTAGTGGCTCGTGGTTGTGGTGCAGTTTTGTCTAATCGAAGAAAAAGAACAAAGGGTGCGGTGTCTTCATAATGAATGCTTTAGCTTTTAAATATGGCTTAGAGAAGGACATTTGTTCTGAAATAATGGCTTGGTCGCAACATACCTTGCAAAAACCAAACCCTTTTTTCAATAATATGCCTCCTTGTCCCTATGCCAAAAAGGCGTGGATCGAAGGCAAAGTTGCAATTATTTTTAAGTATGAAGAAAATTATCAAACAATTTATAGCACCATATCTCAATTTGATGATGCTTTTGAATTAGTAATTGTTGTTGATTTAGCCTACAAAAAAGATTCTGACGCTTTTCATGAATATTTAGATCAACTGAATACTGCTATTTCTTCTGGAATGTTTATCGACAAAGACATTTGGTTGATGGGTTTTCATCCTGAAGATGAAGAAAACGAACATTTGGATGGAGATACTTTTGAACAAATTGTATCTGATGATTATGCCATGATTTTTATACAAAGGCTTTCAAAAGTACATAACGCTTCACAAACACTAAAATCTTTGGGATATTACGAAGAGTATGCTAAAGAGTATGATGTAGACCGAATTTTTAACCGAAGACTTGAGCTATATAGGAGGCTTACCAATGGCAATGAAACCTAAAAAGAAAATGCGCGGCGGACCAATGAAGAAAATGCGCGGTGGTGGAATGATGAAGAAAATGCGTGGCGGCGGCATGGTTAAGAAAATGCGCTCCGGCGGCGCTGCAAAAAAGAAGAAGTAAAACATGGCAGTTTCTGGAAGCAAAGATTTTGAGTTAGATGTAGCGGAGTACATAGAAGAGGCTTTTGAGCGTTGTGGCTTAGAAGTTCGTACTGGTTATGACTTAAAAACTGCAAAGCGTTCGCTTAATCTTATGCTTGCGGAATGGGCTAACCGTGGTTTGAATCAATGGACAATAAAACAAAGAACTGTTTCGTTGGTTCAAGCTGACGGTGAATACGATTTAAATGCTGACGTAATTGACATTTTATCGGTGGTCGTTCGTAGAGATAGCACGGACTATGCGCTAGATAGGCTTAGTCGCGATTCGTTTATATCTATACCGAATAAAACTACTCAAGGACGACCTGCACAATTTTTTCTTGACAGACAAATTACACCAAATCTTAAAATATGGCCTGTGCCTGAAAATAGTACGGATGTGATTTATTATGATGCTTTGACTCGAATGGATGACGCGGATACGCAAGTAAATACGTTAGACATGCCATTTCGTTTTTATCCGTGTTTAGCCGCCGGGTTAGCGTATTATATTTCTATCAAGAGAGCACCTCAACGTATTCAGCTTTTAAAAGCTGTCTATGAGGAAGAGTTTGAAAGAGCGTTTTCTGAGGACAGGGATAGGTCCTCTTTCAACGTTGTACCGCAATATGAGTATTTTAGGACAAATTGATGCCGAAATTTGCTTCTGGTAAAAATTCTTATGCAATATCGGATCGATCTGGTTTTCGGTATCGATATAAAGATATGCGTAAAGAATGGACAGGCGCTTTGGTAGGTAGGGACGAATTTGAATCGAAACAGCCACAGCTTGGTCCTTTCAGAAAAGTAATAGATGCGCAAGCTTTAAAAGATGCTAGACCAGATAAGGCTAATCCTGTTACCACTTTTGAAGTAAAAACGACTAATGGCATCGTGTATCTTGGAGACGGCAATTGGTCTACCGCGGGGGTAGGGGAGCTACCTTCAAAAATTGAAAATACAGATGCTTTGCAAGGTCAAGTTGGTGAAGTGACAGTTTCAACTGGGAGCTAAAATGTTAAAATCTACATTCTCAACCTATCTTTGCCGCAATCCTTTTGATATGCTAAGAAATATAAAAACAGTGTGACTCATGGCTTTTACTTACGCTCAACTTAAAACAGCAATACAAGACTACACCGAAAACGACGAAACGTCCTTTGTGACTAATTTACCTTTGTTTATTCGTATGGCTGAAGAGCGCATTTTAAAAAGTGTTCAATTAAATTTATTTCAAAAAAATCAATCTGGGAACATGACAACGGGTAATGAATATCTTGCCGCTCCGTCTGATTTCTTAGCTCCCTTTTCATTAAGTATTGATGTGAGTGGAGATAAAAATTTCTTAATTTTTAAAGACTTGGATTTTGTTCAAACATATACTCCAAACTCCTCCACAACTGGTCAGCCTAAGTATTATGCCCAATTTGATGTAGATAATTTTATTATTGCGCCAACTCCAGACGCTAATTACACCGCAGATATTCACTATTTATACCGTCCAACCTCAATTACAGCCGGAGCCGAAAGTGGTTCAACGTGGCTTTCAGAGAATGCGGAGTTAGCTTTATTGTACGCCTGTCTAATTGAGGCATATATTTATATGAAGGGGGATGCTGAAACAATGCAAATGTATAACCAGAGGTTTGCAGAAGCTGTATCTAGGTTGAAAAACTTGGGTGAGGCTCAAGAACCTATTGATGAATATCGTAATGGTCCAATTATTAGAGAAAGATCATGATCCCAGAATTAAATATAGATTTACCAAAAGATTTTAAGGTAGAGGTTCACACAACCC